GAAGTTAGAAAGAACTAGCAACATATGGTCTAAAGGAGTAAATAACATAAATAAGTCATAAGCCATATTAGTTACCTGGGAATTATTTGCGAAATTTTCAATAGGGGCAGCTAAACCACTAGCGGCACTAAAAATAGACATCCCTGAAATAGTAGTAAAAGCTTTTAAAGTAACAAGAGTACCGCCGAAAACGATAAGGAATACAGGAATATACACCGCAATTACAGTTGTAATACCAACTAAACCCTTTATAGAGAAACCTGTACCTAATATTTTACCACCTCCACCGACATCTGGACCATTAAATTGTTGAAATTTAAATACATCAGTTGAGAAATTTAAAGAAGTTTCATAAATATAAATTAAATATAAAACAGAAATAACCGCTATTATTATATTTCTAATTAATGACCATATAGTATCTAAATCAATACCAAATATCGTTTGTCCTGGCCAGAAATTCAGAGTATAATCGTTGTTGTTTACACTAAAAGTGTGTACCCATTCATCATAGTTAACTCCTGAATTAGGTGCAGAAGCAAATTCAACAGTACCTTCACCTGTTAATGATTCAGTTAATTCAGTGGCTTTTTCGTTATAATCAGGAGCCATTGCTAAAGCTTCGTCAGTTAAACCTTTAAAGAAAAAACCAAGACCCCTTAAATTACCATCGGAATCATGACCCATACCGGTAGATAAAACTTCACTACTAATACTTATATCTGATGAATCTGATGATTCTGATGATTCTTCAGCTTTTTCTACAGCACTAGAACCTGTATATTTACTTTTTGAGGCAACACTAGTACCAGAACTTAAAGAAGGAGAGTTAAATTGACCTTCTGGGGCGGAAGAAGGTGCAACATAATTAGAAGACCCATCGGAAGGAGGGTCTATAGGGTCAACATACTGAGCACCATCAGAATCACCAACAACTACACTATTAGGTGTACCTTCACCAGCAGTAGTAGTACTAGATGCAATATCATCAGTACATTCGAAATCAACATACCATCCCCAATTATCTTCTCCGTCTGCAGAAGAACGATTAAATGCACGGACATTGTGAGACTCCCCAGGTACCTGTAAAATACTCACATCAGTCCAATATAAAGAACCAGAAGAAGGTAAAGTTTTAGAAATTACATATTTATCCGCATTAGCAGGAACCATTTGGTCTACATAACTAATACCGTTAGAACCCTGTAAAAAGATTCTACGAGAGGAATCAGAACAATTATCTACAGTAATATAGATATTATTGAATTTAATATCATCGGGATTACCTAAACCTATATCACCTAAATCTAAATCGTCACCACAATCAATGGAATTATACTTTATATAACCTTCTTCAGTCGCATGATAAATACTTGAAGTACCAGAAACACCTAATGTACCAATCATATCAGTAGTAAGGGAGACTTGTGAAGCCGAAAAAGGAGGGATTACTGAAGTAGTTTGCTCAAAGCCATCAATATCTAAAGTAATTGACTGTTGTACATCTGTATTATTAACAGCATTAAAAGTTACGTTAGATTCACACACTTGTCCTGAAGGAGTTTCAAGCCAAGGACCATAATAACTGCCAGACCGTATCCTATAATAAGGTTGTAAATCAGCAAAAACAGTGGCATCGACGTCCAAATAGCCACCATAACTAGTTCTTGGGTTAGTCCCAGGGATAGTATATTCATAAATTCTGCCAGCGTAAACTTGGCCTGATGTCGAAGGAGTACTATTTGTGTATATTAATAACCAATTACCGGTAGTGCCTAAGTCCATAGTACGATCTTCATCTAAAAAACCACTATAAGAATTGTATAAATTTACACTTATGGAACCATTACCGTGAGAATTTATAGTAGTATTATTAGCACGAGTTTGACTACCAAAAGAAAAACTAGAAAATACTAGAAAAGAAAGTATAAGGACAAATTGTTTCATCGTAAAGTAATGAATTTATAAATGACAATTGGTAACAATAAACCAATTAAAAAGTAGATTAAGAAAATATCCATATCGAAAAAAAGGGGATGGGAAATCCCATCCCCTTAAAAGCTAAGAATTAGCGTTTTTTGACAATCTTCAGAACACTGAAGAGAACACCTGCAGTAACAACTGCAACGGCTATAGGCATAACTGTGTCGAAAAGACTACCAGCAGAAGCAGCGATACCGGTAACGGCAGCACTAGTATCATAAGTAGCTTGAGCGAAGCAATTTGATGCGATTAATGGAAGGGAACCTAATCCCAAGAATATTTTTGTTTTATTAGTCATGTTATTTATTATTTTGATTTTTGTCGTAATTGACAAATTGTGTGGTTAAAAACCCCCCTCGCCACCACAACGAGAAGGGAAACCGAAAGTTATATGTATAGTTATTGGATTAAATATAGAGTTGTCAATGGTTAATTGTCGAAATTTAAAGATTTATTTAATTTATCTATTTTGTCCTGCTCAAAGTTATTACAATATTCTGCACATTGTCCAGCTTTATCGTAAGCTATTTTGCCTGTGCCTATACCAGCCAGGGCAACAATTAACATAATGCCTGTAACAGCGGCAGCTTCAGTGGTACTAAGTCCTTTATTATTATTTTTTTTCATCGTTTTTTTATTTTTATTATTATGGTGAACCTTAACGGTATAGAGTGTTATAGTTAAAAGATATCCCTTGTCAACTTTTTTATTTAAAATTTTTATATTTTGATAAAACTATAAAACGTGTTTTTAATTGTCTAAATTTAGAGTATTATATTATATACATTTAACTGTATCTTTATAAAAGAATAAAAAACATCTAATTGCTACTCTAAGACCAGTATCTGCAAAAGCTTTATCTGCTTGATTAGTATCGCACCAGTAGTAAAACTCTTGTTTTTTAAGAGGTAATAAATTCATCCATACTAAACAAGCACGTTTTATACAGCGTACTTGATCTAAATGTTTTTCCCCACCGTCATCTTCTGAACTATTAGGATTCCACTCAGCTTTTTCTAATCCCCAAAATAATACAATCAGGGCTTGACCTATAATTTTGTGAATATATATAGGAGAATTTAAATCTTTAATATCTTTAAGAGAAGGAAACCCGGTTATAGAATTTTTAATGTCGCAACGGTTTTCACATTCTTCTTCTAGTTCACCTTTAACATCTTTTACAATTAAATTCCATACTTCTTTATGCATATGAACTTTATATTCTTTTTTGTCATCTACTTGAGTAATTATTATTTCATTTTCAACTTTTGAAAGGGTAAAATAACGTTTATCACTGATATGCATACCATAGTCTTTATAGTAGCTAAATTCTGAATTTTGATCTTGGTTAGAAAACATTTTCAAATTTTTAGTGCTAATCTCTTTTACTCTTTTTTCAATTTCGCAAGCTTTATGTTTACCTTTATTTTCATTTTCTTTAGCAATTACATTTGATTGGTTTTTAGTATTAATTGTATATATATCTGAGTTTTTCATCGTTTTTTTATTTTTATTATTATGGTGAACCTTAGCGGTAAGTATAGTTATAGTTAAAAGATATCCCTTGTCAACTTTTTTTTAAATTATTTCATCTTTTTTTTCATCTTCGACAATATCACCCACTAAAAGGGCTATTCTCATGTGAAAATTAGAATCATTATACTTCTTGTTTTTATGAGTAGGATGGGAAGTAGGGATAAACCAAGTGAAACCTTTTTGCTTTTCACGAGCGCCACACCAATTGTTAGACTTAAACTTTTTAAAATTACCACGTTTTCTACGTTGTGCATTAGCATGACGTATAAATATTCTTTTTAACCAGACTAATTCACGATCATTTTCACATTCTGCCAAGTCTTCTGTGAATTCTACAGATTTTAAATGTTTCGTATCAATTTTACCCCACCAGCGTCCAACACGCCAAGGAGGGCTTTGATTACCTTTAGTGGAGTGGAGGGCTAAATAGAACGTAGAACGTCCTGTAGCCCCATTAGAGACGAAAGCAGCGCTATTAGAAGTATTTCCAGATACCTCACGCCAAGCACGAGCGGCAAATTCTCCTAATTCCCATGATTCATTGTTTGTAGGGAACAAAAGGAGATGGAAATGAGGGGCTCCACGTTCTTGAAATTCTAATACCCATATCCCAAATAATCCTAGACGGATTAAACGTTTCTTAAATTTATCCAAATCAGTTTTATAATCTGAAGAATTCTTCGGATACTTTTTTCCATAAGTACAAGTTAAATGGATTCCCACAGGAGGTACCACTAGAGTTGCAATATACTTGGCTAAGTTTCGACGCGCCTTTGGAGAGAATCCCACGATGTTTCCACGACAATACTCGATCGGAGGACGATTAGGATTCACGGGATGGGAAGTAGAGACCTGAAACAGGCGAGGACTTGAGAAGATTTTCGGTTTTGGATTCATGATTGATATAATTGACTTCGAGATGGTTATTTGAAGTACGCATTTCGCGATAAAAGTAGGACAGAATTAGAGTCGGGATTTTTCACTGCGGTGAAATATGGAACATAGACTAAATAAGGAAACGCATATTTTTAGACATAAAAAAAGGGGGGCGGTTGGCGGGGCAACCTGCGTTGCCTCCACCTCCCGCTCCCCCATTAGATTATTTGCCTAAATTGATGCCGTTATACTCTTCTAAGCACCATACTAACTTTTTATCGTTACCATAGACGGCTAGAAGTTGACCCGCTTTTATCCCACGCTCGTTTATTTCAACAGAAACAACGCAAGAACCTAGTTGAAGGACGTCCTGAGGGGTGAGACCCTCTGAAAGCTCCGAAGGGACGTTACAGTTAATCTGGCCGCCTAATACCGATAATTGACCGAAACGATAATCTTTACCAGTTTTACCTGATACACCAGATATAACTCTTAAAGATACATTGTTTAGTACCATTGAAGAAGCAGCGTTATTATTGACAGAATTTAATTTTGATAATGGATTCATGATATTATATGTTTTTTGATGTTATTATTTATTTATTTACTTATTTTTTACTAGTAGAATTACTAGTAGAAATTTGATTACCCTGGGGAACTATATTAATTAAAGCGTAAACACGTTCTTCTGAGTATAATACTCTAGTGAAGCTAATTGCATATCCAATAGCATTTGACATGGAAGAAGGCTTACCAGTTTTAGAGACTGGTAGTTGCGCTTGTATCCATTTTGCGTGTTCTAGTTCGGAATCGGAGAGTGATAATGATATGATAGTTTTATTCATAATTAAGTATTAGTGGAAAGTTATTAACCTGTCAACTAGTTTTTTGAAATATATTGATTTTTTTCTAAAATAGTTGATATTTTTTCCATATTAGGAATATTTTGAGAATCTGGAAGCCAATTAGCAGAGAGAATAACAATATATTCGATAACTATATTACTTGATTTTTTACCTGAAGGTAAAATACCAAATAACTTTTGTGAAGTTTCTGATGAAACTTCTGAAGTTAAGCCGCTAAGAATGACGCTAGAGCCGTTGTATATTCTGAAGTTGCTGGTTATACTACTTGAAGACAGGGAAGGTGCAGTGATATCACCAAGGTCAACAGAATCTAATACTTCGGAAAGACGTTGATTAATTTGGATGTCACACCAATTCTGTGAAACCACACGAGGAAGTAAATCTAAGTTAAAGGCTACAGGCTTGTATTCTACGGAATTAGTAGTAGAAGTCTCAGTAGTAGTAGTCGAAAATATAGGTAATTCACGTCCTGAAGAAACTGTAACATTTTTACCCGAACGAGTTAACAATTCAGATTTAGTTAAAACGTGGGCTAATCCTGAAGTGTGTAAAGCAGAAGCTAAGACAGAAGCAGAACCATTGAATATTGAAAGACTAGAACCTAAATTAGTAAAATCAAAAGAATATCCCGTGTCTAATTCAGGTAAAGAATTAACCATCCCTGAAATAGTCCAATCTTTTGAAGTATCAGTTTGTACCTGTAATACCACAGTTTCTAAAGATATATTATACCCTGGGATATCAAAAGCTTTAATTAAAGCGACATCTTCTGAGTGAACAAAAAGTCTGGAAGGATCAATTACAACACCACGATATACATTTTCAGGAAGTAAAGAAGTATCACCGTGACTTAATGTTATATTCTTATATGAAGTATAATCTATATGTTCATTAGAATTAGAGATAGACTTTGAAGAAACTTTAGATTCAGTTTTTACTTCTTTTTCTTCTAATTTAGTATTTACAGGAGTAGTTATAGGAGAAAGAGACTTCATTACCTTTTTAGAACCGCCTGTGATAGCATAAGCAACTATAACAGCTATAACGATTAAACCTACAAAAATCCACTTAATAGATATACCTTTAGACTTAAATCCAGCGTCGGCACCACCTTCACCTTTAATACCGACACCACCTGAAGTGTCGTAACAAGCAGCTATATCAGTGTCTAATTTAAAACTGACAGTGTCAGTAGAACGTTGACTACCTGTATAAGGCTCTAAATAAGTTTGACGTTCAAAACCGTCAAAAGAACGTATAAATTTATTGAATTTCTCTTTAGAGAAATTACGGACATAAACATATTCTTGAGTAATAGAACGAAATTGCTTGTCCACATTATTGATAGACTGAGTAATCCAATATATGGAATCACCCATTTTCCTATGTTGAGACATATAAAATAACATATCATGTCCGACATCCATCCAAGAACGTGAATTTATATAATTGTGAATCTCATCTATAAAATAAGCAACACCTCCATATAGTTTACCAGTTTGAGGGTTTGTAAAATTAGGTTTCCACCCTTCTTTAAAAGACTTCTTCCTATCTGATGGTAATTCTATAATACCTTCACCACGATGTGCCCAGAAAGTAGGAATATCATCTTCTTCTAAAACCTGAAGACGATTTAATACATCTGGACCATTAGCACCTAAAGGGTTTGCGTCAGGCTTATAATTCTTTTCTACATAAGCATTTAGTTCATTAATATTTAATGCAATGTTTGTGATTACATATCTATCAGTAGTCAATAATTCTTCTAAAATTAAAGAAACCGAATAGTAAGTTTTGCCACCACCTGGTTTGCCACTGATTGCGAAGGATCCTGTATTATAAGCCATACTAGTGTTATTAAGTATTTGCTAACGTTTGTCAAATAAAACTTTAAAAAAAGTTTTATTCGCGTTTGTTTTTTTGTCGCTTCGCTCTGCGCTTCGCTTTTGCTGCTATTGATTCAAGACCTTTTGCTTATAAGTCGGAGGTTGGTCGTTTGATTATTCTGACAATCCTAAGTAATAAACCTGCAGTTAAAAAAATACAGCCTAAAGTTAAGCCCCAAGCAAAGTAATCATTTACATCTTCATAATGACGAAGACTCAATGAACTATCAGAAACCCACACATCAGCACCTGTGGTTGAAACAATAGAAACTCCTGAAACAGTAACGGACTCTTCAGTATAAAATTCTAAAGTTTCATTTTGAGGTAAAGTAAAAGTATCTGACCCTATGTTAAAATTCACAGGGGCAGTACTATATTGATATATTTTTATATTCATATTTTAATCGGAAGGTAAAGTTTTAATTAATGTACCAACTAAGAATACACATATACCACGAGCAATCTGGAAGGCAATGAAGTTAGAAAGAACTAGCAACATATGGTCTAAAGGAGTAAATAACATAAATAAGTCATAAGCCATATTAGTTACCTGGGAATTATTTGCGAAATTTTCAATAGGGGCGGCTAAACCACTAGCTGCACTAAAAATAGACATCCCTGAAATAGTATTAAAAGCTCTTAAAGTAACAAGAGTACCGCCGAAAACGATAAGGAATACAGGAATATACACC